ATGCCCAGCACAATTGCCAACCGAACCCATTCCCGGCTTCAGCTGCAGCTCGAACCATCGACCAACGGAGCGGCCCCCGCGGCCACCGTAGCGACTCCGCAAATGACGGCGGTGGAGGTCCTCGCCCAGCTCACGCCCAGCGAAGTCACCGAGTCGCTAAAGGATCTGGAACAAAAGTTCGCGGCGCAGCAGGACCACTACTTCCGTCAAAAGAAGCTGCTGACGATGATCCTCAAAGGCCTGGGCGTGAAGCAGAGCAAGTTCGGCGCGTCGGCCGCGGAGAATCGCGAGCTCCGCCGCGAGGCGGTCCTAACGCTCGTCGGCGAGCTGAAGAAAGCCGACGCGCAAACGATCGTCCAGCGGTGCGGACTGCCACACCAAGGCGCGGCGCTGATGCTCAAATCACTCGTCGCCAAGAACAAGCTCAAGCAACTCAAAACGGGCGAATACGTACTCGCGTAGAGCGCCTGCCACGCGTGACCATGCCCTGCGTGGCCTGCGCCACGCGGAAGTACATCCAAACCCACAAACTCCGAGCGACGTGATGCGGCTTTCCGACCATCAAAAGCGAGTGCTGGCCGCCTTGTTGGAGCTGGAGCTCGCGCACGACTGGCGCTGGTGGGGACGCTACGCGATCGGCTACGTCGTCGACGCCGGCGGCTATCACCAGACCTTGCAGCTGGCCACCGTCGCCGCGCTCAAAGCCGGCGGCCTGATCCAGACCGAGCGGAGCAGCTGGCCGGCTGAGGTCGTCCAGCTCGTGCGGTGCAACTGCGGCTGCGGCCATTGGGGGCTCACGAACAAGGGCCGCACGAAAGCGCGAACGTTGCGCGTGCTCTGGAGCGCCGAGGCCCGCGAACGGATCGCCAACGCCCGCTGGCGAAACGACCACTGCGGCCTCGAGCGGCTCCTGGACGAAGACGAGGCGCAGAAAGAATTTCGCCGCCGCATGAACGAGCGCTTCGGCGACGACGACGATGACGACGACGCGGGCGAGGAGTGGAAGCGAGCATGATCCCCTCGACCGTCACTCCAATCGACGAGCGGCAGCGCGTGCTGAGCTGCTGCGCGCGTCCCGACGAGGCGCGCCGACTGGCGGCGAGATTCTATCGTCGCGCCGAAAAAATCGAGGCCTGGACCGTCCGTCTGTCCTGGGACCAGCGGCGCAAGATCGAAGAGCTCCGGCTCTGCGCCGCACTACTCAACACGCTCGCCGACGGCGGCCTGCGCCTGGAGAATCCGTGACAATCCAACCCTACCAGCCGCCGCCGCGGTACAAATCCTTGCCTGGCCAGCAATCGCTGTTCACGCGCCGTGGCACCGCGCGGAAGCGCCGATCGAAGAAAGCGACCGGCGGCCACGGAAAGCAGATCCGCCAAAAGGCGAAGCGGAGACGATAGCGACCCATGGCAGGACGCCCCCAACAAACCCGTCTAGCCCTCTCACGCGACGCGCGGCTCGAGCTGCTCGCGCGCGTGGACTACCTGCGGGCCGGGCTCCGCGCGCGGCAGTGGGAGCTGCTGCGCCGCTTGTGCGAGGCTCTGGAAGAGTCGACCGACCGGGAAGGCCGAGCGAGTTTGGCCACGTTGGCAACCAAGTGCCGATGCAGCGAGCGCACGATCCGCCGTGCGGCCGACTGTGGGCGGCGCGCCGGCGTGATCCTAACCGTTCCCACTTACGACGACCAAGGGCGCTCGGCAAACGAGTGGCGCGTCGCGTGGGATCGCCTGGCAATCCTGGCTGGTTGGACAAGCTCCGGTGACGGCCAGGTGCCGGACAAAAAACTGTCCGGTACTGGCCGGCACCGCGGAAATCTGGCCGGCACCGACGATTTGTTTGTTTCCCCTTCGGGGAAACTATTAAAACCTCCTCCCTCCCACCCCAACCAGGCTTCCCACCGAGAAGCGATCGCCGTGCCGAGCGGCGACTTTCCGCACCGAGCGGACGGAGGCCGGCGGGAGGATTTTTTGCGGTTGGAGCAGGAGCTCTACGCGGCCGGCGTCGATCGCGCCGGCGCGGCGCTCGCCGCGGCCCGCGACCAAGGCCTCGCGCTCGACGACGTCGCCGCGCTGGTCGAGCACTGGCGTCGCCATGGCGGCGGCAGCGAGTTCGCCGCCTGGGGACCCGGCGCGCTGTGCTGGCGGCTGCAAACCGCCCGGCCGCAACTCCCGCCCGACCGCGGCTGGCCACAACCATCGCCGGCCTTCGAGCGCCACCAGCGCCAGCGCCGCGAGCTCGCCGCCGCACAAGCGGCCGCCCGCGAGCGGCAGCTCCGCGCCCGATCCGCGGCGGCGACGACGGCCGAGCTGCCGAACGCCATGGACCAACTTCGAGAGCTCTTGCGAGCGCGCAACCCATAAGAGGCCCGCGATGATCCGACACCCGAACCGCGGCGCGTACAAGCGGCGCCGCCGCAGAGAGCGACTCGAGCGCGAGGGCGAGCTCCTCGTCGCCCAGCACTACGCCAAACAGCGGATGGCGCTGGCGATCCGCCAGCTGGTGAACCGCACGGCAATCACACAGTTAACTCACCACAAGGAGAACGAATGAAGGTTTACGTTGCATCATCGTGGCGAAACCTGTTGCAGCCGGCCATCGTGTCGATGCTGCGAAGCTGCGGCCATGAGGTTTACGACTTCAAAAATCCAGCCCCCGGCAATCACGGCTTCTCGTGGTCTGCCATCGACCCGAACTGGCAAAACTGGACGCCAATCCAGTACCGCGACGCCTTAGAGCATCCGATTGCAGCCGCTGGATTCGACCTCGACATGGCGGCACTGCGTGCCTGCGACTCCTGCATCCTCGTGCTGCCATCCGGGCGAAGCGCGTCATTCGAGTTCGGCTGGGCAATCGGCAACGGAAAGCAAGGCGCGGTCGTAATGTTTGACAAGTGCGAGCCGGAGCTGATGTATCGCGGCGCGCCGATTCTCACGACGACTGACGAACTGTTCGATTGGGCCGGCGCACCAAAGTGTGCGGCGGTGAGTTAACTAGGTTATTGCCAACCGCACCAAAGCCAAGCGGCGGCACGCCAAGATCCAAGCCCGCCGGCGACGCAAACTCGCGGAGGCCGCCCAGCGATGAAGAGCGAAGAGCGACTCGAGCACGTCTCCCACTCCGTCGGCTGGCTGTGGTTGCTAGTGTTTTTCCTGCTCGTCAACAGCTGTGCGCTCGACAGCCGCCTCCACGACCTCGAACACCCGGCGCCCGCGCCAAAGCCCGCGCCCGCCGGCGGCTTCCGCCTGCCGACCCATCCGCACGTCCCCGCGGTCCGCGACCGCGGCCCGGATCGGCTGGCCTGGGCCCCCTGACCCCCGTAGCCTGCCGAGCTCCCATTTGCGTTTTCCGGCCGGTTTCGCCCTAATACCTGGCATGGACGCCGAACGAACGCCGGAGGCCGCCGCGCCGGCGCTGCGGATCGAGGAAGTCTTTCCGCCGGCCACGCTCACCGAAGAAGCCGCCGCCGCGATCGCCGCCATTGCGGCCGAAGCGACCGACGCCCGCGAGCGCTGGCTCTCCCACCTGGTCCGCGAGCCGCGCTCCCGCGACGCGTTTCTGTTGCTCGGCCTCGTCGAGCGGCGCATCGTGGCGTATGCGAAGCTGCAGCGCTACGCCAACGGCGAAGCCTGGCTCCGGGCCCTGCTGGTGGACCGCCACGCGGCCGCGCTAGGCATCGACCACCAACTAATCCGCCACGCCCGGTCGCTCGTCGGCCTGAGCGTGCAACTGGTGGCCGAAGTCGACGAGACCGACCTCGCTTGCCAGCTCCAACTCCGCGAGCTCGGCTTCTATTGCCTGCCGCCGGCGGAGCGGACCAAACGGCAGCGCGAGCGGCGTCTCTACGAGTTTCGCAGCTACCGCCCGCCGGAGCTGCACTTCGACCGCAAACCCCGCTTCACCTGGCCGCCCGTCTGGCCCAGCGACGCCGTGAGCTAGGCGGTAGCAGCGCCAGCGTGGACGAATTTTCAAACGCTGGTAATTTTCGCCCAGCCACCGCTCTCGCGGCGGCCGCCGCGGCCAACTACTCTCCGCGGCATGGGGTTGTTTTCGCCGCGCGAGCGGCAGCGAATCGGGAGCGATCGCTCGCTCCGCGGGGATTGGCACTAGACAATCGCGGCCGGCGGGGACTGCCGCGCGCGACGATCGACCATGCGCTGCGCCTCTTGGCGCGCGACGAGCGGCTCTCCGACCAGGTGATCGCCGAGCGCGTCGGCTGCAGCGACGAGACGGTCCGCAAACTCCGCCGCGGCATCCACCGCAGCCAGCAAGACGACGATCGCCGCGGCGCTCGGCCGGAGCGCGTCCGCCTGGCGGAAGAGCTGCTTGCGCGACCCTGGCCGATCGCCCGCGTCGCGCGGTTTCTCGGCATGCGCCGCGACGCCGTCCGCGACCTGGCCCGCGGCCGCTACATCACGCAGCGGCGGTAGCACCGCGGGCGTTTTCGCCAGCGGACAGAAGCCAGGCACCAGCGCGGCGACCGCCGCATGATTTGTCTCGGGCGGCCGACCAATGCTTCGCATCGGTGAGCGTGCCGCCACCGGGCAAACCGACTGGTGACTGGTGAAGCCGTCGGCCCGGAATCGAGCGGCACTGTGTCCACTCTCCGCCGACGGCGAAGCCCCGAATCGGGAGCGATCGCTCGCTCCGCGGGAAGACTGACGCGGAAATGTTGGCCCGCTTGGCCGTAGGCTTGGTGGATGAGCCGCCGCCCGCCGTTCACCACCGCGACCGTCTTCACCTTCGCCGTGCTGTTTCTCGCGTGCTGCGAGCTCGCCTACCAATTGACCACGCGAGCTCCCCTCCAACCGGCGCGCCCAGCATGGCCCACGAAGACGGCAACTGCCCCGCCGGCGGCGGCGGCTTTCATTTGTCCCGCGGCGGAAACGATTCCGCCCGCTCCCTGCCGCCGTCGCGTCCCAACTCTCCGACCGACGCGCCGCACGAGCTCTTCCCCGGCTGCCAACTGCAAATGCACGTCCGGCGATTCGGCGACGTGCCGGTTTCCTACTGGCTGCCCTGCGGACTCGCGGAGCCGATCGGCTGGAACAGCCGCGGCCTCGAGCGCCGCAAATGGTTTCTCACGCTCACCTGGCTCTCGTACGAGTACGACCCGCCCGACCGGCCCACCGACGTCGAGCCCTATCGGCTGTGGATCCCGCCCGGTTACGAATTCGACGGCGCGAGCATCCCGCGAAAACTGTGGGGCCGGGAAGGTTTTGCGCCGGTCGAGGCGCATATGTGGGCGGCCTTGCCGCACGACTACGTCTGCGATCATCCGGAGATCCTGCCCCGCTACGCCGGCGACGCGATCTTCGGCCACGTGCTCGACCAGCTCGCGCTCGAGAACCAGCTCGAGGTCCGCCACGCGATCGAGTTCCATGGCGCCGTGAGTGTTTACTCGCGCTTGAAGCACTTTTTCGGAATCTCGGCATGAAAAAGCACCGCCCGGTCCCGTGGCAAGTCGACGTCGCTGGCGAGCGCGTCGTCGTCATCGCCCGCACCGCGGGCGCCGCCGCCCGGCTGGCTTTTCGCCAACTGATTCGGACCCCCAGAGGCCACCGCCGCCGCTACGGCCGCCACGTCGCGCAGCGCACCGGCCCGCTCGGCCGACAACCGCGAACGCTCGCCGACGGCGGCTGGGAAAACACCACGGTCGAGCTCGCGCTATGAACGGCACGCCCTATCGCAGCGACTGGCGCAACCGCCTCAAAGACCTCTCCGCGGCGATCGTCGTCTGGATCCTGCTCTCTCTCCTGGCGAAGCTGGCGATCGGCGCCGGCAACTTCTGCCGCCTCGATCCCAACACCGGCCAAGTCGTCTGCGCGCCGGCCCTGGCGATCGATACCCGCTGTGTCCAGGTCGACGACTGCACCGCGGCCGTCGTGAATTGGGGCGGCGACACCCGCTACGTCGTGACCAGCCGACACGGCGGAAAAAACGTCGGCGAGCGCTACGTCGTCTCTGGACCTGACGGCTCGCGGACTTTCGGCACCGTCGTCGCCGTCGGGCCCAACGATGCCGACTGTGCGTTGCTGCGGACCGACCAGAGAGCGGACCGCGGTTTCCAGCTCGCCGCCTTCGAGCCGCCGCTCGGCTCGAGCGTGAAGCTGTTGGGCTATTCGCTGGGCGGCCCGCTCCGCGCCAAACAGCTGCGCCCCTACTCGTACGACGACGCACGCACCGCCGAAGCCCACGGCGCCCCGGTCCTGGGAGACAGCGGCGGACCCGTCCTCGACGCCTTCGGCAACCTGGTGGGCATTCTGAGCGGCCAGCACGGCGGCCCGGCGTTCTACTGCCGCCTGGGACCGATCCTGTCGATGTTCGCGGCCGTGGCTGCCTCCAACGCCGCGCAGACGCCCGCGCATACGTCGGCCGAGACCTCCGCGCCGCCGTTCATTCCTCCCAAACTACCGCCGCCGCCAACCGCGACGAGTGAAGGGGCGCAAACTGCCGAAGCGGACGCTCGCGGCTGGACGTCCGCGGCGGCGCCGCCCGCCGCCGCGCCGACCGTCGTCGTCCAAAGCGTCCCGTACGTCGTCCGCCCGAACCCGTACGGCCCGGACTGGCATGCCGACATCGACGGCCGCGTCACCAACGCCGAGCGGGCGATCGCCAACGTCGAGATCACGCGCCGCGCCGACGTCGCCGAGCTCCGGACGTCGATCGATACCAAAGCCGCGACGCTCGCCGCGGCGATCGACCAGGCGGCCACCCCGCCGCCACCGGCCCCGACGGTCGTCGAAAGGATCGACCGCACCGGCTACCTCGAGCTGCTCGCGCAAATCGCGCTGGTGGCCGGCGGAAGTGTTTCGACGCTCGGCGCCGGCTACGGCGCTTGGTGGCTGGCCGGCAAAGCCGCGCTCAGCTTTTCGCGCTGGTATCTGCGGAAGCGGTTCGCCGCCCCGCCGCCGCCGCCGGCCACCGCTCCCGCGCCGCCCGCCGCGCCGCCGCTGCAGCGCTTCGAGTTCGACTCCGTCCTGCAGCAAGCGGTCCCCGTCGGCGCGCCGCACTCGCCCCCCGTCGTCGTGCACACGCCGCCCGTCGTGACCCAAGCGCCCGCCGATACGCGTTACGTGACCATTGAAACCGATCTCCACGCTCGGGCCCATGCCTGGGCCGCGGCCGAGACGGCCCGGATCTACGGCGACCGGCCCGCCACGGCCGCCGCGGTCCAGACCACGCAAGACGCCCTGATCAAACAATATCTCGCCGGAAGGAAAATTTGAGCCATGGCCCAGCGGATCAACTACGCGCAATGGACCGTCGGCAAAACGACGATCCGCGCCCAAGCCGGCAAGCCGGCCGTCTACATCGAGGCCGTCGAGCGAAACCTCCCGCCGGAAGTCGCGCTCGAACTGGCGCATGCGATCATCGAGGCCGCCCACCTGGCCAAAGGATCCCCGGCCGGCGTCGCCGCCGTGACCGGCGCGAATGTCGCCGACCTGGCCCAGCTCGTCCGCGCGCGGCCGCCGAGCGATGACAGCGGACCCGTCGCCGCGACGCCCGCGCAAAAAGCGGCCGTCGCCGTGCTCGGCCAGGCGGTCGCCGCCGAAGCCCCGAACCAACCCGCGACCACGTAGTCGCGCACCCAGCCAAACCAAACCTGAGGATTCAAAACCATGCCCTCGCTCAAAGGCGATCCCGTGCTCTGGTACAACGTCGGCATTTTCGGCGAAGCCGGCTACGCCGTGCCCAACTGGTCCAACGACGTCGGCTCCAACAATCCGAAGATCCTCGAATGGGTCGACCTGGTCGGTCAAAACCTGTTCAACATCATGCACCACGAGGACGCCGATCTCCGCATCCCGCCCTCGATCAACACGCTCAAACGGATCCACAAACTCTACCTGCGCGCGGCGAGCGTGCTAGCCGGAAACGCGATCCCGCCGGGCCAAGACAACCTCGAGATCGCCCACACCCGGCCGGCCGGCGAAGTCTTCCGCGTCTACCCGTGCCCGTTTTTCAAAGTCCGCAACCCGTTCATGCGGCGGTGGGCCAATCTGATTTTCATCATGTTGGCCGAAAGCATGCAGCACACCGAAAACCGCAAATCGATGGAGATCTCCACCGCGTTTGCCGGCCAGGTCGGCCAGTACATCAAACGCGTCTACGTCAACATGGCGATCGAGCTCTTTCAGAAGCCGAAGGCCACGGCCGAAGCGGACGGCTTCGTGCTCACCGACGAAGACTTCGTCGCCTACAACCCGGGCAACTTCTTCACGTCGACCGAGATGACCGACACCGTCCCGCGGTTGGATCGGATCTTCACCGAAGACCGCCTCGAGTTCCTCCGCGAAGGGATCCCGGTGACGCAACTGCCAACCACCGTCTGCCCGTGGCCCACCGACCTGCAGAGCTGGTACGAGCAACACCGCGAAGACGCCACGATCGGCCCGGACGGCATCGCCAACGCGTCGGCCGGCGAGACGTCGATCGAGACCGCCAGCGGCGCCGAATCGGTGGCCATCATTCCGCCCCCGCCCGGCCCGTGATGCCCCGTGACGCGAGCGATCGCGTCCGATCCGCTTTTCGAGTTCTTTTAGACTTTTGCGCTTGATGCGATGAGCTGCCCTCCGTTCGGAATCTGCGTTCCTGTTGAGCCCTTGCGGGTCCGCGATGCGGATACCCTCGAGGTCCGCGTCGCCGGCGGCTCGCTGGCCTGGGCCGTGCGGCTCGTCGACGTCTGGGCCCCGGAGCTCCGCCGCGGCGACGCCGACTCGCGGGATCTCGCGCGGGAGGCGAAGCGGTGGCTCGAGCGGTTTGTCGCCGACCACGCCGACGATCTGCGGCTGCACGTCGCGCTGCCCACCGACCGCAACATTCTCAAAGCGCTCACCTTCGACCGCGTCGTCGGGACGCTCTACGTCGGCGCCGACGGCGACTCCGTCAACCGCCAGCTCGTCGCCCGCGGCTTCGCCAGCAGCACCAAGGGCGGCGCGCTCGGCGCTTGAGTGTTTTCCCGTGGGCCGAGCGATCGGCCCCGATCCGTGCGGCTCGCGCCGCGAAACATCCTGAATCCTGCCCCCTGGTATGTGACCTAACCCGATGCCCACCGATGCGACTGTTCCTGGCTTTCTTCGACTGGCCGCATGCTGTCACGATTCTCGCCGCACTGATCGCCGCCGCGGTCGCACTCTGGCCGCATCGTCGCGCCCGCCGCGACGGAGCCGCCGAACCCGTCGCGGGCCGTTTGGCGAATATCGAGACGCGCCTGGGGTGCGTTGAGAGCGAGATCCAGCAAACCCGCTCCGAAGTCAACACCCAGCTCGCGGAGATCCGCGGCTACCTGCTCGACCGCTAACCATGGAAGACAAAGTCCCGCTCACCGGCACCGTCGACATCGGCCCGCTCGCCGAAAAGGTGACGGCCCGCCTGGACGTCGTCGACGCCGAGATCCAGGCGGCCGCGGCCAAAGCGGACGCTGTCGCCAACCTCTTCTCCGACGCCGCCGCCACCACCGCCCGGGCCACCGACGCGCTCCGCCAAAAAACCGACGCGCTCGCCCAGCGCGTGGACGAGCTCGCCCAAAGGGGGGCCGAGCTCGAGCGGCTCGTCGCCGCCATCAAAACTCCGCGGCCGACGGAGATCAATCTCCTCGACCTGGGCGTCCGGCTCAACGATCCGAGCGTCGACAACGGCCCGGCACTCAACGCCGCGCTGGCCAAACTCGGCGCCTGGACCGAGAACGAGCCCGGCTGGCTCGACACCTCGCTCTACCTGCCGGGCGGCGCTTGCTGGTATCGGACGCCGCTCTCCACCGCCAAGCGGACGTCGACCCGCCTCCGCGGCAACGGCCTATCGCTCGGCATCAGCGAACCCCATCACCGCTCGCACAAACCGGGCGCCCAATGCGGCCCCGTCTCGCGTCTCATCTATGCCGGCCCGGCCGACGGTCGCGCGCTGACGCTCCGCGGCTACGGCGACATCTTCGACGGTGTGGTCCTGCAGCGCGGACCGTTCGAAGTCCGCGTCGGCGAGACCAAGATCGACCGCGGCAGCGTCGGCATCGAGGTCGCCGGCGACAACGCGCCCCCGACCGGAAAGCATGAACTCCGCTCGCTCGCCCTCTACAACTTCGATCGGGCGGTGGCGCTGGTGAACGCGCCGGCCTCGACGCACGCCGACGAGAGCCTGATCGGGAATTGCCTGGTGGAGAACTGCCGGACGTTCCTCTACTGCGAAAACATCCAAGCGCTGCATTGGCACATCCAGAAGCTGCAGATCTCCTGGGGCGTCGAAACCGTCTTCGACTACCAGCGCGGCGGCGGACTGTCGGTCGATTCGATGGCGCTGATGTCGCCGGCGACGCTGCTCCGCTGTTACCCCGAGAACAACACCGGCGGCTACAAAATCGGCTGGCTGTGGGTCGACAACGGCGCCCGCGGCTGGCGCGTCGTCGAGCAGCTCAACGATTACCCGCTTAAAGTCCGCATCGACGGCTATCTGCAATCGAGCGCCCAGCCGGGCCCGCGGGCCGTCGTCCTGGGCGCAAAGACGCCCGACGTCGTGATCGACTTGCACGACGGCGCCACCGGCCGGCCGTGGGCCTGGAAGGCCGAGCCCCGCAGACCAACCCTCTCACCGGAGCCCCGCGTATGACTCCCGCCGAATTCACCGCCTCTGGCGTCTGGATCTCGAATTGCCTCAACATCCCGACCTATCTGTCGCTGGCTAGCGTGCCGACGGAGATTGCCAACCCGTCGACGCACTCGGCGAATCTGTTCAATCCTACAAAGCTCGACTTCGATGAATGGATGGATTGGGCCGAGCGGCTCGAAGCGGCCGGCGTCATGCTGATCAACAAACACCACGACGGCTTTTGCCTGTGGCCCAGCGCCGTGAACGTGAGCGGCCAGAAGCGGACGATCGACCAGACGCCTTGGTCCAGCGCGTTCAGCCAGCTCGACGTCTGGAAGCTGTGGTGCGACACCGCGCGACGCCACGGCTTTCGCGTCGGCGCGTACTATTCTGTCTGGGACAAATTCCTCGAGCTCTCCTACGGTGGCGGCCCAGCGACCGTCGGCCAAGTAGCCTACACGGCGTGGGTCCTCGACCAACTGGAAGAGATGCTCGACCCGGATACCTACGGCGAGATCGACTTCATCTTCTTGGACGGCTGGGGCGACTATTGGGAAAGCCTCAGCGGGGTCGGCTATGGGATCGTGACGGCGACGACCGTGATCGACGCGATTCGCGCGATCCAGCCCGGCTGCGTGATCGGCATCAACGACCATTTCGAAGGCCCCGGCACCTTGGCCCCGCCGTTCTATGGCGACGTGAGCATTTGGGAGCACCCGGTCGACGGCGAGCCGCTCGCCGGCCAGCTGACCAATTTCCCCGCGGCGATGCTGCACGATCCGCTGCGGACTAATGTCACCAACAGCGGCCCCTGGTTTGACCACGTCGACGGCGGCACCGTCGTCGCCAGCGACGCCACGAAACACATCGCACGCCGCTTCCGGATGCTCAACTACAGCGGCGCGAACGTGGTTCACTTTTTCAACTTCTCGCAATACCTCGACGGCCGGCTGGCCGCCGACACGAAGGTCGGCCTGGCCGAGATGGCCCCGCCCCGCGGCCCGCTGGTGACCAAAGACGACTTTGTGCTGGGCCCCACCGAAGCGGCCGGCGTCGGCCTCAACGCCCATACCTCACAACATGACGGCGGCACGTGGACGCGCTTGTTTGGCAGCGTGCACGCCGTGATCGACCCCTATCACGAGATGCGCGTCAACGACGCGACCGGGGTCGAGTACAGCTACTCCGTCGCGCCGGGCGCCGCGGACTACGAAGTCGAGCTCGACTTCAAATTTCTGAGCGTGCCGGCGTCGTTCGTAATCATGCCCATGCTGCGAATCAGCGGCGTAACCCAAGACAATCGCTTTCGCATCGACTGGAACGGCACGTTGTGGACGTTCCAGCTTCAACGGCAAAACACGACGCCGACGAATCTTAGCTACTTCGATGGCGCCGCACTCTCCAACTCGCCCAACGGTACGATCCCGGCCACCGTGCCCCAAACCGGCAAAAGCTATCGCGCCGTGATTCGCAAAGTCGGTAACACGCTCCAAGGCCTGGTGTATATCGACCCGGCTGGCGGCACCGACTACCAGCTCTGGGCCCGTACCGAGGCGGCCGAGACCGTTATCACCGGCGCCGGTAGCGCCGGCTTTTTTCTCTCCGGTGCGAGCTCAGCCTCGACCGGCCTGCACGTGACCAGCTTTCGCGTCAAAGGCATTGACACCACGGCGCCTACCGCGCCGGTCCTAGAGGCCCCCATTACCCGCGCCGACGGGATTCGCTTGCGGTGGACCGGTGGGCCGACGGATCTGTGGAAGTTCAAGGTCTACCGCTCAACCGACGGCGTCACCTTCGCATTTATCGGCAACACCACGACGAGCGAATTCTTCGACACCACGGCCGTCGCCGACGTGGAATATAAATATCGCGTCACCGCGGTCGACTTGTCCTACAACGTGAGCAGCGCCTCGAACATCGTGGCCGCCACGCTCGGCGAAGAGATCCAAACGCTCGACTTCACCCAAGAAGACCGCGACCGGCTCAACGCGCTCGTGCCGCTGCTCTTGCACTCGACGACGGGCGGCCTGGTCGTTGAGTCCACCACCGTTTACCAATTCGGATTCGCCTGGACCGGCTTCGCGCCGCCCGTCGGCCCGTTTTTGGGCGAAGAGGTTGTCTTCTACGATGAGAGCAACAACCGCCGCGAGTCGAAGCGCCGCATCGTCGCTTCGCAAATCTTGAGCGGCGTCGCGCTGCAAATCACCGTCGACGCGGCGCCCGACTTCACCGTCGTCGCCACGGACTCGCTGGCAATCGTCCGCTCGGCGCGCTACTTCGACCAGCTCTCGACGGAGATCGCCACGGCCGGCGCCGCGAATCGGCCCGTCAATCAAATCGTCGTGCCGCTCTCGCGGACCTGGATCCTCAAACCCAGCGACGAAGGCCTGGTCGGCGAAACGAGCATCACCATTTCGAAGAGCGCGACGGCGCGCATGTTCGCGGTCGACTTCCGCCACGATCTTTCGACCAACGGCCGCGTCTCGGCCTGCACCGGCGCGAGCGTCATCGAAGGCACTGCGGCCAACATCACACTCGGCGCCGATCTCTCCAACGTCTCCGACTACGGCGCCGATCGCTCGCAAGTGAAACTGCGCATCACCGCGCCGACGGCCGGGACTTACAAACTGCGCATCAGCGCGAGCTACGATCCCGCCGACGGCGGCGGCGGCAACCAGGGCGACGTCATTCTCGTCGTCACCGACTAAGCACAACAGCGCCCGACCCGGTAGGTACTACTTTCACCGGGCGCCGATCCGGACCACCACGAAGAGCGGCGCATAACGGTAGTGTTAGACAACCGTCGCCGAGAGCTTTGGCGTTCTCGAAGAATGATTATCAGCGGAATTACATGGCGCGACGCCGCGCCGACGCGCAAGAGATCGGGGAAATTCCCCAGATCGCAGACCGTCGTCGGCGCAAACGTTGCCTCGCGAGCCTCGAAATGTTTTGCCGCACCTATGGCGGGCGCGAATTCAGGCTCGATTGGGCCGATTGCCAGAAGCGAGCGGTCGCAAAAATCCAAAGCGCTGCCGAGTACGGCGGATGGTTTGCGTTTGGCGAGCCCCGCGGATCAGGAAAAACAACACGCGCAGTGTGGTCGGCCATCTGGGCAATCTTAAAGGGCGCTTCGCCATACGTCGTATTGATCGGCGCCACGAAGCCACTTGCCCGCCAATTGCTGCGAGACATCAAAACGATCCTCATGACGAACGACCTGCTACTCGAAGACTTTCCGCACGCGGTTTGGCCGTTCCGAATGCTCGGCGGCGAGGCCCGGAAGGCGGCCGGCCAACGTTTCGCCGGTGAGCAAACGGCGATCGAGTGGTCGACCAACCGAATCGCGTTCGCTTGGATTCCCGAAAAGGACAGCACTGCCAGTGGCGCCGTCATCGAAACGGCCGGTATCACCGGCGCGATCCGCGGAATGAAGCAAGTGCTACCCGATGGCAGCAGCATCCGGCCAACTTTCGCCATCGCCGACGACCCGCAAACGCGCGCGAGCGCTCGCAGTCGTTTGGCATGCAAGAACCGGCTCAAGACGCTCACCGGCGACGTTGCATTTCTGGCCGGCCCCGACACGCCGATCACAGTCGTGTGCCCATGTACAGTCGTCGAAGCCGACGACATGGCGGACGAAATCTTGGATCCGGCCAAGCATCCGGAGTGGCATGGCGAGCGGGTCAAAATGGTCGAGGCATTCCCGACGAACGTGCCGTTGTGGGACGAGTACGCGGAAATCCTCCGCACCGCCGGCGACGACGGCTACTCGATGAAGTCCGCGACCGCGTTCTATCGCAAAAATCGGAAGAAGATGGACGCCGGTGCCAAGGTTTACTGGCCAGCCCGGAAACTACCGACCGAGTTGTCGGCGATTCAGCACGCGATGAATCTCAAGATTCGCGACGAGCTCGCGTTCTGGGCGGAGTGCCAAAACGAACCGGTGCAGGAAGAGAACGAGCTCGACTTGATCGGCCCCGACGCATTGGCCAAACACATCGTCGGCTACGATCGTGGCGTCATCCCCGACGACTGCGGCACGGTCACTGCTTTTACTGACCAGCAAAAAGACCATCTGTTCTGGATGGTGGTCGCGTGGGCGGCCGACTACACGGGCTATGTCGTCGACTACGGCGCCTGGCCCGAGCAAGCGTCGCGTTTCTTCACTCGTCGGTCGATTCGCCGCAAGCTCGGTCAGGCTTATCCGGGCGATTCGAGCGCAATGATTTTCGGCGCCCTTTCAGAGCTCGGCCACAAACTTGGTGGACCGCATTTAACGCCGGAAGGGCGGCCGGTCTACCTCACGAAGGAGGGCAAACGCATCCACCTCGCGCGCTGGTGCATCGACAACAACTGGCACGAGCGCGAGGCGGGGACCGAAGCATTTGCGCGGCAAAGCCCGCTGGCGAATGCGATCACCCTCACCAAGGGCCGCGGCGTAAGAGCCAGTGAGCGTCCCTTTTCCGAATCGGAACGGGCCAAGAAGTGGCGGACCGGCCCGGGCTGGTTCTGGCGCGACGGACCGGGGCCGGCGCGGACGGTGATTTTCGACGCGAATCTGTGGAAGCGCCGCGCGCTAGACGCTCTGATGCTGCCAACCGGCTCACGTGGAGCGCTGCATTTCTTCAAAGCCACGCCGCAGTTCCACCAGCTGCTGTTCGAACACCTCGCAAGCGAGCGGCCGATCAAGACTGAGGCCCGCGGCCGCACCGTGCACGAGTTCCACGAGATCCCGAACGTCGAAAACGACGGGTGGGACGCGCTGGTCGGAAACTTCCTCGCCGCTTCGATCGCGGGCGTCCGCCGCGTCGCCGAGCAAATCACACCGCCGCGCAAGACACGGCGCAACAAAGTCACCTATCTCTAAGCAGAGGAGCCCCACCATGGCCCGCCCCAAAGGTTCGAAAACGCAGAAGTACCCCGCCCTCCAACTCCGCCAAGAGCCGGCCGTCTGTCGCGTGTGCGGCAGTGAAGAGCTGAAGGCCGTCGACGGTTACGGCACCGCAGTCACCGAGGGCGGCGGGACGTTGCACGACGGCTTCGAATATGTGCGCATCGAGCGGCGCCTGCATGAGTGCGAGTGCGGCCAACGGTTCGTCGTGGTGAAGTGGGTCGGCAACCTGGCCGCGGCCGAAGAGCGGTAAGAAAAAACTATCCCGGATAGTTAAACCTCGCTTTTCTGGGAGCGCGCCGCCGCGCGCGTTCCCTACCATGCAAATTGAATACGGCCGCTTCGGCAGCTGGAATCGCTGAGAGCCCGTGACGGGGCGTCACACCTGTCACGGGCTTTTTCATGCCAAGCTACGCAGCCGAAATCGCTCATCTCGAGGAGCTGATCAACAGCGCGGTCACCAGCACGAGCGCCGACGGCGTCACGGCCAGCTTCGACCTCGAGGCGGCAAAACGTCGCCTGGCGGAGCTGCGGCAACTGGCCGATCCATCGTCGAACCGCGTGCGACCGCGCGTCTTTCGGACCGATCTCTCGGGGGCCTGGTGATGGCGGACGTGATGCCCAAGCCGCGGCCGATTACCGGCCTTCGCGCTCGCCAGCTGGCCGCCTCGCACGGCTACGACGCGACCGAAGATCGCGGCCGTCGACGCCCGGTCCAGGTCACCACGTACAGCGAAGACGAGCACGCCAATCCTAAGAAGCGACGAACGCTCACGGCGACGACCCGCGACGCCCGTCGCAACCTGGTGCTCGCCGCCTGGGCGATCCGCAAGCACATCACGTACATCGCCGACCAAACCTTCCGCGCGAAGACCGACGATCCGGAGTTCAACCGAGCGCTCGAAGGGTTCATGTACAAGGCGATGCTGGCCCCCAACTTCGACGTGGCGGGCCGGCATAGCTTCCACGAGGCGTTGCGTCTTGCCGAGGGTTGCGCTGTCACCGACGGCGACGTGTTCTGGCTCAAGCTGGCGCCGCCGCAAGGCTCTTACTTCCGCGGCAAGATCCAGGCGATCGAAGGCGATCGCGTGGCGATGTCCGCCGGCGACATGCCGGCCAACTCGAAGCCGGGAGAATGGGTCAACGGCGTCCGCGTCGGCAAGAGTGGCGAGTCGAAGGCCTTCGCCATCTGCCGCCGCAGTGGCAGCCGGCTCGAGCTCGAGCGAATCGTCGGCGCCAATTCGATTCTGCAGCACGGCTACTTCGATCGCTTTGACCAGGTCCGCGGAATCAGCCCCCTGGCCGCCGCGCTCAACCAACTGCGCGACCTGTACGAAACCAATGAGTATATCGTCGCCAAGCTCAAATTAAGTCAGCTTGTAGGGCTCAAGATCAAGCGCGCATCGGATGGGCAATTGTTCGGCCCCGGCACCGCCCAACCCGAGGCCGACGCAGACGGCGATGGAGTCGCGGACTCCAACTACAAGGTGCAGATCGGCCGCGGGCCGTTCATGCTCGATCTCGATCCCGGCGACGATGCCGACATTCTCGAATCGAAGACGCCCAGCACGGAGTCGATCGCCTACATGCAGGTGGTCGCCGACGCAGCGATCAAATCGCTCGATCTCGATTACAGCTTCTATGATTCTTCGAGCACCAACTTCTACGGCAGCCGCGGCGCCATCAATCAATACCTGAAATCGAGCAAGCCGAAGGTAGCCCGCCTGCAGCGCTTCGCTGACGGCTGGGCCGAGTGGAGGATCGGGCTGGCGATCGCCGACGGCGAGCTCCTGTTGCCGGCGGGCAAAGACTTCGACTGGATCGACTGGGAGTTTGTGCACGCGGGCGTGCCGTTCTGGCGCCCGGACCAAGAGTATAAGGGCGCGGCGATGGCCGTCGCCGGCGGCTTCAGCTCGCCGCAACGGATCTGCCGCGAGATCGGCACCGACTTCGAAACGAACATCCGCGAAATCAAAGAAGCGATGAAGATCGCTCAGGACGCCGAGGTCCCACTGACCTACGCCGATAGCTCCGCCTACCAACCAGGAATCACCGTCGAGGCCGGCAATGCCAACTAATCGCAAAACCGAAGTGCCCGCGGAAGCCTGCCGTCTGGCCGGCGGCGAAGTCGAGCTCGAGGCCGCGGCCGAATCGGGCAACGTCCCGATTCGCATGCTGGCCCGGACTGGCCAACCGATCGAGCACTGGTGGTGGGGCCGCTGCGTGCACGACATGGCCGGCATGAAGCTCCACAAGTCGACGCTGCCGATCGACTACGTGCACGATGAGCCGATCGGTTTCCTAAACAAGTTCGAGGCCAGCAACGAAGGCCTCGTCGTCGAGGGCGAACTCGTGCCGACGGGCGAGCCCGGCGATCGCACGTCGCGTCTGCTCAAGCTCTCCGGCGGCGGCGTCCCCTTCGAAGCGTCGATCGACTTCACCGGCGACGGCATCAAAACCGAGTGGCTTGGCGAAGACCAGGTCGCCGACGTGAACGGCTACACGTTCGAAGGGCCGGGCGTGATTATCCGCGAGTGGCCCCTCCGCGGCGTCGCGGTTTGTCCGTACGGCGCCGACATGCACACCGAATCAGCGTTTCGCCGAGGTGGCGAACAGCAAACGTTTTCCCTTCACAACGTCGAGGCAACTATGCCCAAAAACACTGAAAAGAAATTGACCGAGGCCGGCGCCGTTGCTGAGGCCGCGCCGGTTGTCGAAACGTCGGCCGCCGAAGCGGCGCCCGTCGTCTCCGAAGAAACCAAGCCGACGGAAGAGAAGCCGGTCGAACCGGCGCCAGCCGACGAAGTCGCCGCTCTCTCCGCAATGCGCAGCGAGGCCAAGCGGTTCCGCGAATCGTTCGGCGATAAGGGCGCCGTGTGGTTTGCCGAAGGCCTCACGTTCGACGAAGCCCGCGCCCGAGAGCTCGCGGAGCTGAAGGCGGACCGCGAACGCCTCTCAAAGGAAGTCGCTGAACTCAAGTCGAAGCTCGCCGCGGCCGGCCACGGTGAGAAGGATCCAGTCTCGTTCGGCGGCGAAGACGAGAAGAAGCGCAGTGGCTTCGCCTCGAAGATCAACATCGTCGGATCGAAGCGATCGTAATTCGCACACCCTCAACCACCAGTATTCGCAATTCACCAGGCGTGTGACGGCGCCAGCTTAGAAAGGTAATCAGGAGCCGCACCATGGCCGACGACTTGCATGCAATAGCCGACTTGATCGGCGACGCGTTCGAATTGGCGCCGTTCGAATTGAACGACGTCCTGCAGTCCACCCCGTTCCTCAATCTGCTGGGGATGAATCCATCCTCGAATGGCACGGTCCACTCGTACGTGAAGCAGACCGGCGCGCCAGTCGTCGGTTTCCGTGCTCCGAACGCCGGCCGCGACATGGATTCGTCGGATGACACCAAGGTCGACATCACCCTCAAGCTGCTCGACTTCTCTTGGAGCGTCGACATGGCAGTCGCCGAGGCGTGGAGAAAAGGACGCGAACACTACGTGGCCCGCGAAGGCCTGCGTTCTCTCCGAGCGGCCCTCAAGAAATTCGAGGTGCAGCTGATCAACGGCACCACCGGCGTCGGTGACGCTGCCGGCTTCACCGGCTTTCGTCAGGCGTCGACCGTCGATGCGCTCGCGGATGCGATGGTCGTCAATGCCGCCGGCACCACCGCCGCGACCGCTTCCAGCGTGTGGGGTGTGCGAATCGCCGAAGATGGCGTCTCCGGTATCTACAAGGGCGAGGGGTCGTCGATCGAGCTCGGCGACACCGTCGTGCAACAGACGATCGTGAACGCGGGTACAGACAACAAAACTTTCCCCACGCTTTACACGCCAGGGATTTTTTGGTGTGGCCTGCAAATCGGCGGCGCCTATGACATCGGCCGCATTTGCAATCTGACCAATGACAGCGGCAAGGGTCTCACCGACCTGCTCATGTCGCAGCTACTGGAGAAGTTCCCGGTCGGCTTCGGACCGACGCACTTCGTCATGTCGCGTCGCAGCCGCGGCCAGCTGCAGCGGAGCCGGACGACCTACTCGCCGACCGGCCAGCCGGCGACACTGCCGACGGAATACGAAGGTATCCCCATCGTCGTGACCGACAGCCAGAGCGACACGGAAGCCCTCGTCGCGTAAGCCGCCAAATGTCGCTACTCCGCGCAGCTTCGAAGGTGCTCCACGCCGCCGCGCAATCCACCGGCGGCGTGAGCATCTCGTTGCGCCGCGGAAACGACTCCACCGACGGCCTGGTCGCCGTGCCGCTTGCCACGCGGCAGCGCGACTACGGCCCGGAAGAAGTACACATTTCCGCGCGCGACCAGGACTGGCGCATCTGGGCCGCCGACTACGCCTTCGGTGGCCCCAGCGTCGAGCCTGCCGTCGGCGACGAGATCGATTGGATCGAAAACGGCGTCAAGCGGACCTTCGAGGTCCGGCCCCGCGGCGACGAGCGCTGCTACCGCCACACCGACCAAACCCGCCAAGCCTATCGCGTCTTCACGGTGGAGGCGCAGCCCAACGCCGAGTGATGCAATGACGGCCGAAGATCTCGCAAAACTCCTGGCAGCTCACTTTAACGGCCTCGACGACAAACCGATCGCGTGCTCGGTGAGGGTCACCGACGACATTTCCGTCGCCGACGGCGAGCGCAGCGATTGGGCCGTATTTTTGGTTCCGTTCGAAGAGAGCGAAGAGCCCTTAGATCGCGGCGACGCGTGCCGCGAGGAACTCGTCGTGAGCGTTGTCATCAACGGCCCCGCCAAACAGGTCGGCCGGGCCAGGGGGAGCGAGTTCGCCAAGTTTCTTCGCGACAGCTTGCGCGAGACCGAGTTCTCCAACTTCCATTGGGCCGGCAATGAGACGGCGCTGCTGTACGACGCTGACGCCTTCAAAGTGAGCGGCCAATTTTTGAGCGTGTTCCGCGCGACTTACTTCAGTTTCGGTTAAACAATGAGCCTGGCCAAGCGACTCAACTACGAGCGGACGATCGGCGGCGTGAAAACGCGCGTCGAGATCTACGCCGGCCAGATCCTCGAGCGGGTTCGGCGGAAGCGCAATCGCGTGCTCTACAAGACCGGCCGCTACACGGCAACGTCGATCCAGCGCTCGATGCGTTATGCCAACAAGAGCAATCCCAAGAGCAAGCCAGGCGAGCCGCCGCGAGCCCACAAAGGTACGAAACGTGGCCCGCTGCTGCGGAAGCTCACCCGGTTCTCTGTCGACGAAGACGCCGGCTCCGTCGTCGCCGGTCCGATTCAGACATCCGGCAGCCACGGCCCGAAGCCCGTGCCGCAGCTGCTCAACGAGGGCGGCCGGATCGTGCGGCGCCTGCTCAAAAAAACCGAGTACAAGGTCGGCGATATCGGTCCCATTCGCTACCAAAGCCAAGGCCGCTTCGGACGGATCCGGCTACTCACCGAGGCGCAGGCCGCGCGGGCGTCGCGTCTGGCGCAAGAAGAAAACGCCGTGCGATCGGCAATCAACCCGGGCTCGGCCCGCGGCATCATCGCCCCCCGTCCCTTCACCGCTCCCGCGTTCACCGACGGCGGTAAGCGCTTTGAACAATTGATCGAAACAGAGGCTCTCTAACATGGCCAAGAACTACATCGCCGGCGCAAAGTGGAATCTCTACCTCAACACCGGCACGCGCGTTACGCCGACGTGGGTGCTCATCAGGGCCGTCGGCAACGTGAGCGGCGACAACCAACCCGACGACGTCGCCGTCCCCGAACGCGGTATGGGGACCGGCCATCTCAACGGCGAAAACGATCCGTTGATCACGTTCGATCTGTTCCTCGACACCGGCGACACCAATGTCGAAACGATGGTCGCCGCGATCTATTCGGGCACGATGGTGGAAATTGCGATCTGCCCGGGACCGATCGCCACGACCGGCCTCAAGGCGCTGCGCCTCGAGTCGCTCTTGCGAGCACCGGTCGGCGCCGATCGGGCGGACGTCACTACCTACAACGTGTCGGCCTTCAGGCACGCAAACAGCGACTTCGATCTCACGCGGTTTACGACGACGTAATCCGCGTCGGGACGCACCCCCACCCCTGAGAATTGAGCCATGCTCACGAAACAACAAATCAAAGAAGCCCTGATCAAGGGCGCGACCGGCCACAATGCGAAGTTTGTCAACGTCCGACGCGATCATCTGCTGATCGCGCTGAGCGACGACGAGCCTGCCCAGACCAACGAGGAACCGAGTGTCATCAGCGACGAATCAACCCACGAAGAATAATCCGCTGGACGCCGGCCAGGTGGACGATCCACAGCAGCGGACGTTCACCGACGGCAGCGGCAATGAGTGGCAGCTCGAGCTCGACTTTGACACTTGCGACGAGATCCGCCGCGAGTTCAAGGTCGACTTCGGCGATGTGAAGGGCTTCACGCAAACCTGGGCTGGGATCCTCTGGGATGACCAGCTCTCGCTGAAGCTGCTCTGGTTTCTGCTGCGCGGTCGCGCCGGCGACGTCGACGAAAAGCAGTGGCGCAAGGCCATGAACGGCGAGCGGCTCGAGGCCGCCCGCGACGCCTTGCTGGCTGCCGTGTTTTTTTTTACCCCGCCCGCGAAACGCCAGATGCTGGCGAATGCGACGACGGGGGTGATGGACTTCTATCGCCAGGCGATTCGGGAAGCGGAGGGCGAAATCGAGAGCGTAGTGAAGGACACCATCACGAGATTCAAAAAAGCGCGTGGGACTTCGCCGACGAAATCGCCGGCGCGCTCGGCTACTTCGACCGCCGCTGGTCGCTTCGCCGCGCGTTCGCGGCGCTAGAGGCCAAGCGGCGCGACGAGTACGCGCGATTGAGCTGGCAACTGTGGTGGCTGATTAACACTCAACCGCAGTTCAGCGCCAAGCCGCGGCCGATCATTCCGCTCTGGCGGCTGGATCCGTTCGCGGAACGTCCGGCGATGACACAGACCGAGCTCGACGCGCAAGTCAATGCGCTGTGGGACATGGCCACCGACGACGAGGAATTGCAGCAATGATCGGCGCCGGGATTCGAGCCGGGAAGGCTTTCGTCGAGTTTGTCATCGGCGACAAAAAACTCGATGGCCAGATGGCCCGCATCGGCAAGCGGCTCACGAAGCTCGGTTCGATCGGCGTCGCGGCCACGGCACCGATTCTAGGCGGCTTCGCCGCGGCCGTTCTAACATTCTCTTCGGTCGCCGGCTCTCTTGACGATCTGTCTAACCGCACCGGAGTTTCTGTCGAAAAGCTGTCGGAACTCAAGTTCGCCGCGGAGCAGAATGATGCGACCGTAGGCGACCTCGAGAAGGCATTTCAGTCACTGCAGCAAAAAGGCATCGACCCGGCCCGCTTCGATGAGATCGCCGCCGACATTGCATCGATCGAGGATCCGACTAAGCGGGCGGACGCAGCGATGACGCTCTTCGGTAAAAGGGCCGGGTCCGCCCTTTTACCAATGATCATGGAGCTGCCTGAAGCTGAGCGTCGAGCTCGCGAAATGGCGGTTACACTCTCGACCGAGGACGCAGTCGCCGCAGGTCGATTCGGCGAAGCGCTCGACGCGTCGAAAGCCCAACTGACGTCGCTCGCTGTTCAGATCGGCGCGGCGATCGCCGGACCACTCACCGAGTTTCTCACCTGGTCGCAGGGGATGGTCGCCGGCGTCATCGAGTTTGTGAAAGAGAATCCGAACATGGTGGTGGCGATCGCGGCGACTACGGCGGCAATCGCGGCCGTGAGTGCGGCGGCCGTCATCTTCGGAACGATCCTCACGATCATTTCATTGCATCCGATTATCGCAGCGCTCGCGCTGATCGCCGGCCTGGTTGTCGGCGTCGCCACGTATTTCGGCCTGGCGAGCGGATCCGCCGGGGACTTCAAAAAATCTCTCGACGGCGTGAAGCTGCCCGGCGCCCCTGGCGGCGCATCGCCATTCGCCGGTCAGGCCAGCCAAGCGCAAGCCCAGCTGCAGAGCGCGCTCGCCGGTCGCACAGTAGCGCCGACGGCGACGATGGCCACCGCTGCAGGCTCGTCGGCGCAGGCGATCTCCGACCAGTTCGGCGGCGTCATTGCGGCCAACACGAAAGCCACTGCGGAAGGCATCCGCGAGCTGATTCAAATCGCCCGTTTCAATCCCACCAGCTCGATCGGCGGCGCGCTCGCCTATTTGCTGCCATGAGTCTCAAAGCAAAACTTGGCCACGTTTCGGGAAGCCGGCAAACGCCGTCGCTCCCGATCGCCGTCTTTGACGACACCGGCGCGGCGATCGGGCGCGACGCGGCGCTGGCGTTTGCGATCGCCAACGCGCCGGCGTCGATCTTCGGCGCCAATTTGCGGACCGCGGACGTCGCGATCACGGAACATAGCCAACGCTGCATTGCGTTTGAAATGCGCTACGAGCGGCCCAATCGCAACATCCTGCTCCGCGAAGTCGACGCCCAGACGCAGAGCAAAAAGTTATATCACTACATCGATCCGGTCGGCGTGTACGACGCCGGCGGCGACGCGACGAGTCTCCACGCGTCGCTCAAATGGAAGACCGACCGCCAAGGCGCGGCCGACGAATTCAACGCGTCCAAACCAATCACCGTCGACCCGCTCCCCAACTCGCGGCGCCTGCGCTACAGCACCAGCCAGAGCTTCGTCACCGATAGCTACCTCGACACCGTCGAAAACCTGGTCCAAGAAGGCGCCTTCAACAATGCGGAATACCTGGGCCGCCCGGCCGGGACGCTCCAGCTCGTCCAGTTCTCGGTCGCCGAAAACGACTTCGCCGATTGGGGCCTGGCCTTCGGCTTCGGCTATCGCGCCACGCGGACCAACGTCGCCGTCGGCGACGGCATCACGATCCCGACCCTGCGCGGTTGCGACCACTACTGGCTCAAAGAGGCCGAAGACTACCAGGACGGCAAGATCCAGGCGAAGGCCGTGGCCGCGATCGTGGGCCAGGCCTGGCCGCTCCGCGATCTCTCCGTCCTCAACCTGCCTTACCCCGGCAAGCTCACCACCCGCACCAGCGACGTCGCCGGCGTGATCACCACCGTCACCGGCCACGGCATCACCGCCAGCGACGACGTGAGAATCTGGTGGGATGGCGGCGAACAAATCGCCGCCTGCTCCGCCGTCGGCGGCGTGAGCCCCGTCTCGACCGTCTCCTTCGGCAGCGGAACCGGCGACGCGCTGCCCCCGCTCAATACAAACGTCCTGGTCGCCAAATACGTGCCCTAGCCAATGCCCCGCGACCACCATGCCCCGTGACAGCGGCGACATCCAGCGAACTTTCTCCAAGCTCGTCGAGGGCGAGCTCGAGCGGCGCTACGCGCTCGAAACGATCGACGACCCGCGCCGCCCCAAAACCAAATCCCCCGTCACGATCCAGATCGCCTGGATCGGCGCCGCGGCGATCGACCCCGGCGCGACCGTCCGCCTGGTCCGCGCGCTCTCGGATCCCGGCGCCAACGACGCCGCGCCGTTCTCCGGCCTCAAGTTCCTGGCCGACGAATTCGACGAAGGCGACGCGCTGGTCGACTACGGAATCACCATGGGCCCCGCCGCGGCCGGCGTCACCAAGAGCGGCACGCTCACCACGCGGACCGACGACAACACCGGCACGCTCACCATGGAGGCCGCCCACGGCATCGTCACCGGCCAGCCGCTGCTGTTGCTCTGGGACGGCGGCAGCCGTTCGACCACGGCCGGCACCGTCGCCGGGACCAGCGTCCCCATCGACGGCGGCGCCGGCAACATCTTGCCCGCCGCGTCGACCGCCGTGACCGCGGTCCTCTCCGCCGGCATCACCGAGGCCGTGATGCCCGAAGCCTACTGGGCCCGCGTCGACGTGAGCGACGAGGCCCACGGCTGGGCCGGGATCCCGTCGGGCGGCGCGCTGCTCGAGAGCGTCACCGCCGGCGGCCTGCGGATCATCTGGAAAGAAGCCGGCACCGGCGAGAAATGGGCGATCGTCTCGCTCGTCGGCGGCGAAGACCGCAAAGTCGCCACCGACCCGACCGACGAGCACCCCCGCGAGCTGATCGGCAAGCTCGCCAACACCGGCGTCTACAACCCGACCGACCATAACCTGGTCTACGGCCAAGTCGTGTTCGACCCGGGAATGAATCCCGACAACTTGCTGCGGCTCTTCACCGCCAAGGGCGAAGGGACCGAAACAGAAAAGTTTCGCGTCTTCGAGCTCACCGAGCGGAAGTACACCACGGAAAGCGCGGCGACCGCCCGCTGGCTCAATCACGATCTATTGCCGAACCTGGCCGAAGATCCGGAGACGCTCGCCGACCCGCTCGAGCTCTTCGCCGGCGCCGCGGCCGGATACTCGCCCTGGTCGAGCAGCTTCACCCGCGGCATGCGCGGGATCGCGGAGCTGTGGAACGATCGCCCCCACTCCGTCGCCGGCACGCTCACCACGCGGACCGATGACGACACCGGGACGCTCACGCTCTCCACTGGCCACGGCGTGATGACCGGCAACACCGTCGACGTGTTCTGGAATGACGGCGCCAACTCGCGGACCGGCATGACGGCCGGCACCGTGAGCGGCAACAGCGTGCCGATCGACGGCGGCAGCGGCGACGTCCTGCCCGCGGCGACGACCGCCGTCAACGTCGTGAACCAAAGCGCCGTGCTCGGCGAACCGCTCTGGAAAATCGTCGCCATGGAAGGTTTTGCCGAGTGGGCCGTCGTGAATTACAACGCCAGCGGCGCGACCTGGCATTTTGTGGCCGGCGGCGGCTACCCCTGGAATCACATTCGCCCCACCGTCGACGGCGGCGCGCTCACCGTCACCGATCCGGCCGCGCTCGTGGGCCGCACGCCGGCCAACAACGAAAAGGCGCTGGCCTGGATCTCGGACGTCGACGCGGATCCGCCCACCTATCAAATTCACGGCGTCCGCAACGAAGACCGCCGCGTCGCCATCACCAGCAGCGACCCGCTCCCGCTCGAGCTGTTGAGCAAAGTCCAAAACGGCGGCGCCTACGATGCCGAAACCGACCTGATCGCCAAAGTCGCGGAAGTCGACGACGCCGGCGTGAAAAAACTCCGCATCGCCTACACGCCCGGGAGCGGATCCGGCGGCGGCGGCGGCGGACTGATTACCGTGTTTATCGACCACGACATCCCGGCCGCGACCGAGGTCGGCATCACTTCATTCGACCCCGCGATTACGACGGTCGAGCTCTATGAGCGCAACGCCGAAACGGGCCGCTATAGTCGCGGCGGTCCGGTGGAAGTCGAGAATCACGACGTCAAAACCGGCCTCGTCGTGAACGAGAACACATACCGCGGCGTCGCCACGCTGAATACGTTCGGCCGGTACGTCCTGCACCTCGAATTCTGCGAACCCATCAACACCGCCTAAAGGAGAGAAACCAAATGGCATCTGGCACCCGCATCCCCGGCAGCGAATTCGTACTTCCCGACAACGTGCTGGTCCCCGCCACCTGGAGCGGCAGCTCCGGCCACGAATTCCCGCTCGCCAAGCAGCGCCTGCTGATCCCAATCTTCACCGCCTTTATGCTCGACTTCGACGACACGCCCGTGAGCAAGCGCGTCGTCGCGTTTCGCGCCTGGGCCGCGGGCACGATCCTCCAAGCGGGCCACCTGCTCCGCGAGGCGGGAAGTTCGACCGACATCGACCTGATCGTCCGCAAAAGCGCCAGCGGCGCGAACACGGGCACCTCGCTCATGTCGGCCGATTGCACGCTCGTCCACGGAACCGGCGATAACACGCCGGCGATCGCCAGCCTGACGTCCACCGCGATCGCCATTGGCGACCTGATCGAACTGGAGGCAGTCGTCACGTCCGCGACCGGCGCGAGCGGGCACTTGGCCTGGATCCTGATCGACACGCTAGCGCCGTAGTAATCCGATGCGTGGAATAAAAGGTCTGCGAAAGTGCCCGCCCGAAGACTTGGTGTGGGGCACGCTCGGCTATCCGGCGATCAAACCGACCGAAGGCATCACCGCCAAGCGCTACGATTCCGCGGTGCGCGTGCGCGTCAAGGTGACGCCCTACGCTGCGGACTTCGCCGCGATCTCGCGCGGCGAAGCGCCGCCGTGGTCGAAGGGGTCGAGCTGGGTTTTCCCCCGCTCGATCCGCAACACCGCGCAGCCGGCCTCCGATAGCCGCAACAAGTTCTGCATGGGCTCGCGCGCCGTCTACCGCGGCGACAAACAGATCGCGGTCAACTATCTCTACGTCGGCGACCCGGTACTCGGCGGCAGCGGCCTCGTGTACTGGAACCAGCTCAACCTGGAAACGGGAGTGATGGACCAGCGCGTGCTCGTGCTGCCCGATGAGGAGGGGAGCCAGGGATACGATTCCACGCTCGATACGCACACCCGCGGCAACGCCTGCGAGGGCGAGTTTTATAATCCATTTCTCCCCTACTTCTACGGCTACGACCCGCCGGACACGCCGCTCCTGCAAGGCTATTGGGGGACCATGTTTTGTTTCAAGTCGACGAATTTGACCGTCGCCAACAGCATCCCGCCGTACAAGTCGCGCGTCGGCGGTTGGTCGGCCGGCCTGCGCTACCTGAGCCTTTCCGGCTATGTGAATTCCGATTCGATCAACGAAGGAAGTCGCTTTGGCATCGTGCGCTATGACGCGTCGATCGGGAACGCCTTCGACGCCTGGTATGGCATCACGTCGACGGTCTGGGATCCCGCCATTCGCTTCGCGCTCGTGCGACCGGCGATCCGATCCTACATTCGCGACGGCGTCGACAACGACGAGCCCTGGTGGTGCGCCTACGATCGCGCGACCAATCGCATCGGGACCGGCCGCTGGCGAGCACGCAACGGCGAATCACTCGCCGCCGAAGTCGAGCACGTCTACGAGCTGCCGCCCGGCGCGGGGCTCGGGCCGAACATCTTGTGCTACAATCGCGTCGCCGGCGGCCGCGATCTGTTTGTGGTCCGCGACGCGGCGACGATCTTCCCGGGCGGTGCGGGCGGCGTGCGGAGCGGCCTGCATTGGCTCTTCGACGGCGAAGCGTGGATCCCGATCGGCGGCGGGCCGTCGTTTGTCACCGCCGATCACGATGGCAATCTCCTCTACGGCAACAAGCGGCTGATCGCCAAGCTCGGCGCTGGCGCTTGGTCGCACGTCGGCACCGGCGAATATGGCCCCGTCGCCGGCGGCCCGATTCTCCCCGAGCAACCGCTCGACGACCCGGGCGAATCGCCGCCCGCGTACAACTCGCCTTATGAGGACTTTTTCTTTCAAATCCTGGTGAGCAAGAGCTGGATTCACGCGCGCGACTTTTTCGGCCAGCGCGACCTGGCCACCTCGCCGCTGACTTCAGCCGAGTGGCCCGACTACGTGATCGCCGATCGCGCCAACAGCCGCGACGAGCAAGCGGTTTACTCCGACCTCTGGAAGTGCTGGTCGCTCTCGCACGACGGCGCGATCCGCGTGCCGCACGTCCAGTTCCACGCGCCGTATGCGAACGGTGACCCGCGCCGACGGATTCAGCCGCGGATGTACGCCGGCTTGAACCCGAGCGAATACCAGATGATCACGACCTTCGGCGACGCCTACCCGTGGCCGAAGTATGGGCACTCGAATTTCCAATGCGACTGGTCGCACGGCATGGACCAGTTTTTGCCCTGGCTGCCGAACTACGGCAACGCCGGCACCGGCGTCGAAAACGACACTTTCATTTCCCACGCCTACAACTACGACTTCGACATCGTCGAGACGTGCCAGTGCTGCTGCCCATCCGCGGCGGTTTCCTACTGA